GGATCGAACATGCTTTTTCAGCAAACTAATGCGCCTACAGGTTGGACTAAGGTAACATCATATACAAACCATGCGGTTCGTATTGTAAGCGGCAGTGCAGGAACTGGGGGTAGCGTTGCCTTCACAACTGCATTTGCCTCTCAATCGGTGTCCGGAACAAACTCTGGCGGAGCGGTTTCAGCAACATCAATTAGTACCGGTCAGTTAGCAAGCCATGCTCATACTTATACCTGTGTTCAACTATGTGGTGCCGGCGGATTTTTAGGAGGCGGCGGTAGTTATCAACAAGAAACTCTTTACCTTACTACATATTCTACAGGATGTAATGCTTCACACAGCCACGGATTTACACAGCCAACATTTAGTGGAACACCAATTAATTTAGCGGTTCAATATGTAGATACCATTATTGCAACTAAGAATTAAAAATGTCTTTCCCTAGCCAATCCTTTACATATAATTCCCCCTCGCCAATTGCCGCTGGATCGGCAATGTTGTTTGCACAAACCGCTGCTCCTACTGGTTGGACAAAAGTAACATCTTTTAATGACTATACGATTCGTGTTGTGGGCGGTTCAGCCTCTAATGGAGGTTCTGTTGCTTTTACAAATGCATTTAAATCACAATCGGTTAGTGGGACAAATTCAGGGGGTGCCGTAAGCGCAACAGCATTAAGCACAAGTCAACTAGCAAGTCATGCACATACCTATACTTGCGTACAGTTGTGCGGAGCCGGAGGCTTTTTGGCTGGTGGCGGTAGTTATCAGCAAAGAACATGCTACCTTAATACGTATTCTACCGGTTGCAACTCAGCACATAGTCATGGATTTACACAACCAACATTTAGCGGTACTGCAATTAACTTAGCAGTACAATATGTAGACCATATTATTGCAACTAAAAACTAAAGGGGAAAAAGTGAAAGTAGAAACCAAAATGAATTGCCCGCTCAATAAATTTGAGCCATGCAAACTATTTGATTGTGCTTGGTTTATTCAACTTCAAGGAACTAATCCAAATACTGGAAAACAGCTTGATGAATGGGGTTGTTCTGTAGCTTGGTTGCCCATGTTGCTTGTTGAGCATAGTCAAATGGAAAGACAGACTGGTGCTGCTGTGGAAAGTTTTAGAAATGAAATGGTAAAAGCTAATGAAGCTTCTCAAAAATTATTAAGAGAAACTGCAAAAATAAGTACAGTTTCAGTTAACGAACCAAGATTAATTGGAGAAAATGAATGAAATTAACTATTATTCCGATTGATGGAAAAGTTTGCAAAGATAATCAATGTTATTCAGCTTTAACATGGGATGGAACACCATCAGATGTTCATGCAATTCAGTGGCTTGATACTGCTGGTTCTATTGAATTTGTCAATGGATCACAACCAAACGAAGATATTACAGTTCTTCCTGACTGGACAAACAATGCACTCGCAGCGTGGCAGGTTGCCTATGATGCTGCACATCAACCACCGCCAGCACCAACTCCGCCTACTGCAGACCAAAACAAAATAACTGCTAGAAATTTGCTGTATCAAACCGATTGGGCAACCATTGCCGATGTTAGCGATGCAACAAAATCAAATCCGTATTTAAGTAATCCCGCTGATTATGTTGTTTATAGAAATCAAGTAAGACAATATGTAATTAATCCTGTAGCTGGTAATATTTCTTGGCCTACTGTTCCAAAAGCAAATTGGGTAAACGTATAATGAATTTAACAATTATTGCTCAAGATAAGGCAGTCTATTTAGATGGCGGTGTGTTAACCGATCTTGATTTTTCGGATACAGGAATTTTAGAAAATGTTCATTCTTTGCAATGGAAAACAAACATTGGTTGGATTCAATTTTCCGATGGCTCAAATATTGAAGTAATTAATGTTTTACCGGATTGGGCAGAATCTTGTATTTCTGTATTTAATGAACAGTATGAAAAAAATAAGCTTGAAGCAGCGGCGCAAATAGAAATGCAACAAGCGCAGGCTGTTCAAAATCAACCAAAAACTCATGGAACAATGGTGATTTAAATGGTTATCAATAAAGAACCAACACATAGTTTTGAATACGATGCTGGATCCATTGCTGTTTGGCATGTTAATAAAGGTGAAGGCTTGCCTAAACATAATCATTTGTTCTCCCACGCCACAGTTTGTTGTGCTGGATCTTGCATAATTCGCAAAGAAAATCGGGAAGTAATTATTACTCCATCATCTCAACCAGTTAGTTTAGTTGCCAATGAATGGCACGAAATTGAAGCTTTGGAAGATGGAACTGTATTTTTTAATGCTTGGGCTGGTGGAAAATATATTTAATGAATAAATAATAGGCACATAATGTTTGGCATAACTACCTTTTCGCAAGCGCCTTTTAATACGCTAGGCGGCATTTATGCCAGCATTATTGAAAGCATTACAACTGAAACAGATAGCGAAGCTGTAGTTGCCACATTTATTACATCTATATCAGAAGCATTATCATTAGCTGATGTAATTAATTTTGGATCATTTGCTTTTGCTACGGAAAATTTAAATTTAGCTGATTCTATAAATAGCGTAGGTAATTTTTCTGGATCGGTTTCTGAAAATATTCAACCAGTAGATATTCCATCTTCTACCGCAGCATATCTAAGTGCAATTGTTGAAGCGGCAGCTTACGCAGATGCGCCATCATTTACTTGGAATTTATCTGATACCGAAAACTTTGGGTTATCAGATTCCGCCACTGGATTTGGAACTTTTGCATATTCAGTTTTAGAAAACATTGTTTTAGCAGATAATGCTTCTGTTATTAATGCTGCACTCGTTAATATTTTTGAAGGCATTTCTGGATTTTCAGATTCGCCTTTAGGTCCAGCAACATTTGCTACTCGCGTTACGGAAGTTGCTTCGTTTATAGATTCTCAAGCATTTACATGGAATTTCATAATTATTGAAAATTCTTCTATTGCGGATGTACAGACTGTAAAAGCGTTATTTGTATCTACCATTGCAGAAAACATCAATCCTCAGGGTTTGGCAACGGTTATAGCTTCTTTTGTAGGGGCGCAATATGAAGCAATGAGTATCGGGGATATCCCAAATGTCTCTGGATGGGTTAAAATAAACGATAGTCAAAACCCTGCTTTTGTAGTAATTAATGATGCACAAAGCTCAAATTGGGTTATTTTAACCGTTGGGAATTAAGGATTTTTTATGACAACTACTTTTTCGCCGTCTCTTAAATTAGCTTTGATTGGTACCGGAGACCAATCAGGCGTATGGGGTTCAACTACTAACACTAACTTAGGTACATTGCTAGAACAAGCAATTACTGGCGTTACAGCCATTTCTTTGACAGGATTGTCATCTTACACATTAACTAATTTTAATGGAGTATCGGATGATGCCCGCAATCAAACATTAGTTTTTAATGGAAGTCCTTCTGGCACAGTAACGATTGTTGCGCCATTGCAAAACAAATGGTACATCATTGCCAACCTAACTAGTCAAAGTTTAACAATTTCTGCAACTGGTGGTTCAATTTCCTTAACAATTCCACCAAACGTTACGGCTCAATGTTATTGTGACGCATCTAACGTTGGTGGCAGTGGCGCTGGATTTTATTCAGCAACTACTGGATCTGCTGGTAACTTTACAGTTAATGGAACATTATCAGCCACTGGTGTAACCGATACTGGTAGCTTGTCTGTTGGCGGAAATTTGACGGCTACTGCTGGTACAGTTTCGCTAGGTTCTGGTTCGATTACTGGAACATTTACGGCGCCAACACAATCAGCTGGAGACAACTCTACAAAATTAGCAACAACCGCATTTGTGGCAAATAGTACATCAGCTATTTCTGGTCAAATTTTAATGTGGCCTACTGCATCTGCACCCAGCGGCTATTTATTATGTAATGGTAACGCTGTTTCTCGTACAACATATGCTGGTTTATATTCTGTAATTGGAACAACATTTGGTACTGGCGATGGTACTACTACATTTAATTTGCCTAATTACCAAGATCGTTTTCCAATTGGTTCTGGCACAATTGCCTCTTCTATTGGAGCAACAGGTGGATCTAAAGACGCTGTTGTTGTAAGCCACACTCATAGCCTTTCTGATCCGGGTCATGCTCACACTATTCAAGTAAACAATTCTGGTACTTCATATGGGGGCGGCCCAGTGATTCCCGGATCTGGTCAAACTTATAGTACCGATACAGCTTTTACTGGAATTTCTGTAAATACTGCTGGTGTGAGCGGTACAAACGCAAACTTACCACCATACCTTGGTATTAACTTTATTATTAAAACATAAAAAAAATTGGTGCAACTTAAATAAAAAGATGACAAGTCAAACAATAAGCGCTTATTCTTATTTTTCAGCGCCCGTTTATAAAGTAGATGCACCAGAATTTTTAAATATCACTAGAAAAATATCTAATGATTTTTTAAAAAATAGAAAAGATGTTGTTGAATTAAACCCGCACTACCCTGTGTGTATGACAGAAAATATGCAGAACCATGCTGATTT